ATTTACAATAAATGCTACCCAACCCGGCACAGCAACATCAACAATTGTTACTGCTGAATTGCTTGGAACTACTACTGCTGATTTCATTGCCGCAGTCAGTGCTGCAAATATTCCTTATGTTAGTGCTACTACTAACAGCGCAGGCGCAATTGTGTTTACACATTCCGCAGGCGGTCAAATAATTTTAACTAACGTAAGCGGAACCCCTGTAACAGCCGCTGGTTTTAATACAAGTGTTCGTGGTGTTTCTCAACATTATTCCGGTGGTGCTGCTGGTGGCTTAAATTTAAGTAACTGGGTTACTACTCCGACATTTACATATACTTCTAGCGATGATGCTCCAGACCAAGATCCATTAGATGGCCGTTTGTGGTACTATAGTGCCACAGATCAAGTTGACATTATGGTACAAGATAACGGAACATGGCAAGGTTATCAAAACGTAACAAACGATGTTCGTGGTTACGATTTGAGTACTACTAATGCTACTGGTCCTATTATCAGTGCTACAGCACCAACAACACAAACTGACGAATCCGAGTCTCCATTAGTTTATGGTGATTTGTGGGTTGACACAAGTGATTTAGAAAATTATCCAGTAATTAGTCGCTGGGAATCAGTTAGTGGACAAGATCAATGGGTAGTAGTTGACAATACTGATCAAACAACAACAAATGGTATATTATTTGCTGATGCTCGTTGGGCACCAAATGGTACTACAGATCCTATAACAGGTGCTTTCCCGACAATTACTAGTTTACTAACAAGTGATTATTTGGACTTAGATGCCCCAGTTTCTACACTATACCCAGAAGGTATGTTATTGTTTAACTCACGCCGTTCAGGATTTAATGTTAAGAGTTACCAAATAAATTACTTTAATTCTGACACATTCCCAGATGATGTATTGCCAACCGAAACCAATGCATGGGTAACAGCAAGCGGACTAAAAAATAATGGTGCTCCTTACATGGGTCGTCAAGCTCAACGTGCGTTAATTGTTGCTGCTATGAAGTCCGGTATTGATGTGAATACTGATATACGTGAAGAACAGCGTCAATTCAACTTAATAGCAACACCAGCATATCCAGAATTAATGCCTAATATGATTGCTCTCAATAATGAGCGTAACAATACAGCATTTGTTGTTGGTGATACACCGTTGCGTTTAGATCCACAAGATATCTTGACATGGGCAAGTAACAATAATGGCTTAGGTTTAGACACAGGTGATGGCTTAATTGCTGGTAATCAATACATGGGTGTATTCTATCCAAGTTGCCAAACAACTGACCTAAGTGGTAGTGCTGTAGTAACAGCACCGAGTCATATGATGATTAGAACAATTATCCGCAGTGACGAAGTATCGTTCCCTTGGTTTGCTCCAGCAGGAACACGTCGTGGTGTGGTTGACAATGCTTTACAAATTGGTTATATTAATTCCGCTTCTGGCGAATTTGAACCACTAGGCGTACGTCAAGGTTTACGTGATGTATTGTATGAAAATTCAATTAACCCAATAACCTTTATCCCTGGTGTTGGTATTACTAACTTTGGTAATAAAACAACTACATCGCTTACAACAGCAATGGATCGTATCAACGTAGCACGTTTAGTTGCGTTTATCCGTGGACGTTTAGATGTTATTGGTAAGCAATACTTGTTTGAGCCAAATGATCAGATTACTCGTAATCAGATTAAGAATGCCATTGACGGTTTGATGATTGACTTGGTCGCCAAGCGTGGTTTGTATGACTACTTGGTTGTTTGTGACTTAACAAACAATACGCCAGCTCGTATTGATCGTAATGAATTGTATGTTGATATTGCTATCGAGCCAGTTAAGGCTGTTGAGTTTGTCTACATTCCAGTTCGTATTAAGAACACAGGAGAGATATCTGGCACAGCTAGCTAAGGAAAAGGAGTGGCAACACTCCTTTTTTGACCAGACTCAACTACCATAAATAACAGTATATAGGAGAACAACAAATGGCCGTATCATCACTAAGCAGAATGACAGTTCCTTTGGCCAGTGACCAAAGTGCTTCGACACAAGGCGTGTTAATGCCCAAACTCAAATATCGCTTTAGAGTGATGTTTGAAAATTTTGGAGCCGCTAACAATGCCGCACCTGTAACAGAATTAACTAAACAAGTGATTGACTTTGCTCGCCCTTCGGTTGAGTTTGCACAAATTGATATTCCAATTTATAATTCAACAATTAAAATGGCCGGTAAGCATACATGGGCTGATGTTACATGTAACTTGCGTGATGATGCTGGTGCAAATGTACAAAAACTAGTTGGCGAACAACTACAGAAACAATTAGACTTTATGGAAATGGCCAGTGCCAGTGCTGGTATCGACTATAAGTTTATTACTAAATTTGAAGTTCTTGACGGCGGCAACGGTGCTGTAGAACCAATCGTTCTTGAATCATGGGAATTGTATGGTTGCTACTTGAAATCGGTAAATTACGGTGATGCTAATTACGGTTCCAGTGAAGCAATGACTATTGCATTAACCATTACCTTTGATAATGCTAACCAAATTATTGGTGGCGGTGTTGGCTCAGCAGGTACATTAGTTGGTAGAGCAGGAGACGTTGCTACTGGCGTAACTACTGGACTCTAATGAGTTTTGGACAAGACTTCTTAAAAGGTTTTATTGGCGATAACGGGTTAAGAGATTATACCCACGCTAGTAAAACCTTTCGTACGAACGGATATGAACTTGCTCCTAGACTCAAGTTTCTCTTCCATACATATTTTACTTTAAACACTCAGATACCCGGTGTACAAGAATTGCTTAAAAACGGTGATGCTGCCAGCATAGGACTATCAGTTAAAACAATTGATCTCCCTAGCTATCAAATTAGTGTTGATACATTAAATCAATACAATCGCAAACGCTTAGTACAAACTAAAATTGAATATCAACCAGTTCAAATAACATTTAACGATGACGGCGGTGATTTAATTCGCAATTTGTGGTATAATTATTTAAACTATTATTATAAAGATTCTGCCAATAAGTATGAAGGTGTTGCTAATATAGATGGCACAAGTGGCGACTTACAAACAACACCAGCAGGGTTCAGTTATAACACTAGCGATCTTTATTCCAATGATCGTTTTGTAAATGATTGGGGCTATGCCGGAGAAGCATATAGTGATGGTACATCAACTCCAGCCGGCAAACCACAATTTTTCAAAGATATTAAAATTTACGGAATGAATCAGCATAAGTTTGCTGCCTATGTTTTAATTAATCCAATGATCACAGATTGGCGTCATGACACATATGACTATAGCCAGGGTAACGGAACAATGACACATACTGTCACGATCCGTTACGAAACTGTAAAATATTATTCAGGCGCAATTGGTGCATCACGTCCAGATACAAACGTAATTGGATTTGGTGATCCGGCACATTACGATCAAGTTAGAAGTTCATTGGCTCGCGAAGGTAGTCAAGCTACATTCTTAGGACAAGGCGGATTACTTGATGCTGGTGTTGGTATATACGATGACTTGTTGTCCGGCAACCCAATTGGCGCGATACAAAAAGCTCTTAATGTAAATGCTACATTGAAGAAAACATCAATAAGCAATATTATTAAAAATGACGCTAAAGCAGTGAAACAAGATATATTACGAAATAGCTTGCCCGGCGCAGTAAGAAATGCGGCTAACTCAGCGCAATCAACAATATTTCCTCAAGCCAAGACTACTACAGCAACACCAACCACACCTAACAATTTTAAAGTATAATTAAATGAGTACTATTAATGCCCCTAACTATAATGTAGATCTCACAGTCCGTGTGTTTGATGAGTTCTACGGATTTGAATCAGTTGTTCCAGTAAACGAATGGGATGCGGTACTAACATATTTTGAATCAATCTACACTACAAAAGAAGCAGCCAAGAATTTTACAACTGCTATATTCAGAGTTGCTAATCAACAAGGCATATCTGCTATGACTTTGTTAGAACAAATACAAACAGCAACCGGTCCAGCAGAATTAAATATAACTATTGCTTACTATCTTAACAACTTGCGTAGCAATAGTACGTTGCTCGGAGTATCACAACCAGTGCAACCAAACTACTATCCGGCCCGCAATGTTAGAGCATGAGCAAGTTTGCACAAGGACCATACACCGTTAAAAACGCCTCTAAGTATGTAGGCAAAGGTGTCCCACGTTACAGATCAGGATGGGAGTTGGCATTTATGCGATTCCTTGACAACAACGATAACGTAATGCAATGGGCAAGCGAATCAATCCAAATACCCTATCGTAATCCTGTCACAGGAAAACAAAGTATCTATATTCCAGACTTCTTGATCACTTATAAAACACGTCAAAATACATTGATTGCCGAAGTGATTGAAATAAAACCTAAAAAACAAAGCGTCATTGAAAGCAAAATGAGCAATAAAGACCGTATGGTAGTGGCTATCAACTACGCCAAGTGGGATTCGGCTACTAAGTGGTGCAAGCGTAACGGATTAAAGTTTAGAGTTATTACAGAGCAAGACATGTTCCATCAAGGTGGAAAATAAGCTACACTATACTGTTAATACGGTAAATATGGTATGACTAGAAAATTAGAAGAATTGTTTGACTTACCGTCTAGCACCGCTGACTCAGATGAAACTGTGCCAGATATCGCCACTACACAATACGCTATAACAGAAATTGATAATGCTATAGATAAAATTGATGCCGCACTACCAAGTGTGCGCGGATTAGAATCAAGCGATGGTGAGATGGACGAACTAGCAACCAAAGCAACTGAAACATTCAATGATTTAATGGATCTAGGTATGCAGGTCGACAGTCGTTATGCGTCTGAAATATTTGCTGTAGCAGGTGCAATGCTTGGACATGCCCTTACTGCTAAAACAGCCAAGATGAATAAGAAATTAAAAATGATTCAGTTACAGTTACAAAAAGCTAAACT